GAAAGCAGTGCCGCAGCTCGAAGTTGTGGACTTGGACGCAGAACCATATCAGCACGATTCATCACTCACTTCATCGAATCGATCGGCCAGCTCCCACTCGATGCAGGGCTCATTATCCACGTCCTTGGCCTGAAGCCATATCTCGCACCAGCCCTCGTCGCCTTGGCCGTGATCGTACCAGCCGCACGTGCCGCATTTCTTCGGCAGCATCAGTACGTCTCCAGCACCGGCTTCGACTTGGCGTAGCTATCGAATGCCTGCTGCCAGCTCTTCGAGGTCTTCTGCTCCTGCGTCTTCTCCATCGTGCTTCTGCTGTGGCCGCAGAGCCGGCAGAGCTGCGCCTGTTGCCGGCGTAGAGCTTCCAGCGTCAAGTCGTCCAGACTCGGCATGGCGACGTCGATCCCGAAGACTCTGGATATACTCGCGCCCGCCCCGCACAGATAGTACCCGTAGCGCGTCAGCGCAAGCCCGCATCGCCACGGAATCGAGCAGGCTTGAACGCGGTTGATGTCCTTGTCTGCCGGGGCCAGATTCGCCGCCTCGAAGTCCGGCTTGCCCTTCTCCTTCGCGGAGTTCCGCACCTTCAGCCACTTCGGCAGCTTGGCGAGGCGCTTCCGCACACGCCTGCCCGTCCCGTTGGTCGTGAACCTCATCTTGCACTTCGGCACCGCCTTCTTGTAGTCGTGGAGCAGGGCCAGTATCTTGTCCAGCTCGGGATGCAGCGTCGGTTCACCGCCGAGGATGTCGATCCGGTTCCAGCTATGATCGAGCTTCGTGTGCCAGTCCAGCGACTCCTTGACGAACCGTCCTACTTGCGCGGCGGTCATGCATTCGTCGCTGGGCGCGGTGGCGCAGTTACGGTCGCAGTTGGGGCAGCGCAGGTTGCATTTCGTCGTGATCTCCAGCTGGATGTGCTCGAACAGCCGCTGGGCCAGAAACTCGGATCGCAGCCCGACCTTGGCGCAGATGTCCTCGCGGCACTTCTTCTCGCGCGCGTTGTGCCCGACGCCGAGCTTGTGCAGGTTCTTCGAGTGCCAGCTGAACTCGTTGACATGCTGCGCCAGCCACCACAGGTATGTATCGTGTGACGGAACCGGCAAGCGTCCTTGCGCCAGCCTCGCCGCCTCGCGCACGAACTCCGTCTTGTGCAGGCAGCAGAAGGACTGAATGCGCGGGGAGTTGTAGCGGTTCCTGTCCTTGTCGATCACCCGGCTGGCCGGCAGCTTGCCCCACTTGTCCAGCGTGGCGATGTAGGACGCGGGCCGCGTGTATCCCCAACGATGACTGACGAGGTCGTGCTTGAAGTCGCCGAGCTCGAAGACGTCCTTGTCGTCGGTGAACCAGCAGTCAGCATCGAGCTTGACGAAGTAGTCCGTCTTGACATGCTGGGCCGCGCCAAGGATGAACGCCGAGATCATGCGCTCGCGATCATCGGCAGCTTCCGGCATGGGCCAAGGGATGATTTGTGTCTGCTCAAATAGAGACTCAGGCGTTACCTCCAGCAACCAATCATGGAAGCTAATTGCTCCGTCCTGGCCGAATCCATGTATAAAGATGATCAAGGGCAGCTCGGCGAACTGCGGCTTGAGCCGCCACGTCGGCAGACACCAACGCAGCTTGCCGAGATGGGACGGCGTGACGGCAGTGACAAGGGTGATGCCGTTCATGCTCTCTCCTTCACCGCGTCCCAGATCGGCAGGTACTTCCGCAGCATCCGGTCGTTCAGGATGTAGGACTTCACGAACGGCAGCTCGCGTATCTGCTCGAACTCGCGATACCACATCTGCGAGTTGTACTGAAACTGCACGGAGCCATCATGGAAGCGGCAATGCTTCCTGCCGTGGAAGTGGATGATGACCGCCTTCTCGATATCGCCATAGCGGCAGGACGTGTTGAATCGCGGGCTCATCAGCCGATGCGGATAGCTGGCGACCATCGCCTGACAGCAGGTCTCGTCCGGTATCCACGACTCCCGGCCCTGCATCGCGTAGCCCCACCAGTCGTGCATCAGCTGGGAGTCGCGCCGGAATGCATAGATACCCGTGTTGATCGCCGCCGGGTAGTTGTAGGCCGCGGCCATCATGTCGGCTGGCAGGATGGTTTCCCAGAACGCGGCCCGCTTCCTGATCATGCCCTTCACTTCCCAATCGTGGAACTGGCAGAGGGCGAACTCGTCCTGCTCGGCGGCATCCAGCATCGGGGTCACATCGCCCTGCACGATGCAATCAAGATCGATCAGCAGCGAGACATCGAAAGGCGTGTGCTTGTGCAGCAGGCACTTGTTCAGATACGCGCGATGCTTGCCCTCATCGGTCTGGAACTTCACCTGAACGGGCGATGCTGCATACTCGCCGCAGAGCTTGCCAATCTGCAAGCAGTCCCATGCCTCAACCGATTCGGTATCGAGCAGCAGCGCGACCGGCCCGTCCCAGTGCCGGCGCAAGGTATGAAGGCAGACGGCAGCTCTACAGAGCATTTTCCGTCCTGCATTAAAGAGAATGACACCCCGGCGGGTACTGGTGTTGAGGATACCCGGCTGCGCAGGCAGAGGGGATTCAGACCCGCCGGGGTTCATTTCGTTTCGATGTCCTTTGCCTGTTCGGGCACCTTCGGAGTTATCAGCTCGGCGATCCTCTCCAGGGCGAGCGCGATCCGTTCCTGCGTCAGCAGGGTCGCCTGGGCTTCGTTCGTGAGGATTAACTCCTTCGTCTCTGCATCGCGCCAGCCCCGGTCGTAGTAGATTTCCCTACCGTTCAGCATTCCTCTTGCGGTCACTTCTCACCCCCTCTGCCCCCCAGCACGTTCTTCCGCAGTTCCTCCAAGGACAGACTGACCGGGCATACTTCGCTCGGGGGGCGTTGAGCATCCGTAGAGGCCCGGCCAGCCTTCTTCTTCGCCTTCTCGTATTCCTTCTTCGCATCCTTGATCGCGCGCTGGCGATCATACATGCCGCACTCCTTGGTGATGCCCTTGTGCGTGATGGTGCCGCGCAGCTGCTCGATCGTGCGCCAGTGCGTCCCGATCCATTCAGCTTCAGCCTTCAACGGCTTCGCCGCATGTTCGACCGCTTCCTCGAAGGGGATATGATCGAAGACCTGTAACCCACTATCGGGGTTGCAATTGAAGATGTGGAAGCCGCGCTTCTCGAAGATGGGCCGCAGCAAGGTGAACCGATCCCGCAGGGCCGCGTAGGTGTTCGTGTTGTTCTTGACCGCGCCCTTGGATCGGTCTTGCTCGAAGTGGTAGTTCTTGCCCCCGAGCGTCATGGAGAAATCGCAGCCGAGCAGGAACACTGTGCGGAAGCCCAGCAGGTAGAGAATCTTCACGGTTGCCAGCATGACCGAGCGCCCGCCGCGATGACCCGCCGTGCAGGTCTGATCCTTGCTGCATCCCCAGTTGATCCTCGGCTCGTCAAGATAGACGTTGTGGTCGAAGCGGTCCTCGCTGCGTTCCCAGTAGATGATATTGGAGCAGCTACCGACCTTGTCCTTGGAGACCTGCCACTCGTTGTTGTCGAAGATCGGGCGCTTGCATTTGGGGCGCGGGCAGAACTTCTGGATGCGCGGATCGCGCCAGATCGAGCCGATGAAGTTGCACGGATGATCGACCTCGGACCACATCATCGGGCGGAACGTGACCGGCATATTGTTAACGCCGAACGTGATGACGCCGGGCCGGTTCAGCTGGGAGTGATCCAGCTTGCCGAAGCTCGGCCCGCCGAGGCAGAGGAAGACGCTCTGGCCTTTGTAGAGGTTCTGGAGCCAGAGGATCGCCCCCTCCCGGTTCCAGAACATCGGGGGCGGCGGCATCAGTCTTGCGTCAGGACGAGGACGATTACGAGCTTCTCTTCGCCGCCACACTCGAACTTGTGGCGCTGAGTGTGCCGGACCACGTAGCCGTCGGTCAGCAGCTTGTGCAGTGCCGCCGGCAAGCCTTGGCCCTTGAACGGGTCATCGTCGTTGGCGTCTTCCTTCGGCGTTCCCTTGACTTCGACCGGCGTTCCATCCGGCAGTTTACCCCTCTTCATCCTCGTCCCCTTCCCACCAGTCCGGCGGGTCTACTAGACGCGACATGACGATCCGATCGATCGGCACGTCGATCTCCCAATCGCCTTCCGGCCCGTGCAATTCATGGCGAACGCCTTTGAGCTTGTAGCTGATGTTGCCCGGCGTTGCCGGTTCGCCCGCGTAGTCCTCGCAGAAGAACGTCAACCATCTGCCGGTGATCTGCTCGACCTCGATACGGAATATCGGCTTCGTGCTCAACGTCGCCCCCGCGACCCCCCGAACGCGCGATTTCTAGTCGCGCGTCTACCAGCTGTCAAGGCTTTTGAGATTTCTTCTCCAGCAACGCCTTCAGCCGCTCGATCTCGGCGCGCAGCTTCTTCTGCTCCTTCAGGGCGATGCGGTACTGCTTGCCGCGCGTCTCCAGCGCCGAGGTCAGCTCCTGATTCCGGGTCTTGAGTTCCTGATTCTCCTTCTGCGCCCGGCCCAGATTCGCCTCTTCTGCGGAGGCCAGCTGCTGGAGCTGCTGGGCGCGTTCGACCAGCAGCCGGATATCGCCCTTCCGCGCCCGGCGCAACGCCTTCTTGAGATCGGGAAATCCGCCCATGCTGTTCTCCTATGCGACCCGGATCATCAGCGTCAAGCCGAGATGCGGGGGCCAGAGTGCCTTGTCGGTGATGCTGCCGCTGAAGGTGACGTTGTGGTTGTGGTTGAGCCCGCCGCTTACCATGTCGGTCAGGCCGGAATGCGTGTGCGTGTCGTCGGCGGCATTGAAGTCGGTGCCGCTGGTCGCGCCCTGATAGCTGCTGGGCCAGCCCATACTGCAGTTGTGATCGTGATCGAGATCGACGTCATCTTCCGTGACCCCGAACGTATCGGGATGGCCGTGAGTCTCCGGGTCGCGATTGGCTTCGAGTTGCCCGTCGGTATCGCCGATCGCCATGTTGCTGCCGGTCGCGCAGATGTAGCGGTTCTTGGCATCCGCGATGTTGAACGTGCTCGATCCGTCGCCGTTGCCGTAACGGGTGCCGACCAGTGTGAAGTAGGTCGCGTAGGTCGTCCGGCTGATCGCGTCACCGTTGCAGACCATCCAGACCGCACCGCTGGCATCGGTGTAGTCGGCAGTCCGGTCGCAGAACTTGTAGCTGCCGATATCCAGCACTCCGACCGCCCCGCCCTTGCCGAACGGGAAGAACGGCAGGCCGCGTTCGCCCATCGCGATCATCGCGTGTTCGCCGCTGGCGATGGTATCCGGCCCGATGTTGAGCGCGGTGAAGCTATCGCCCCATGTCTCGATCGAACTGCCGTCTGCATCCCAGTAGGCCAGCTTGACATCGCCGGTCGCGCCCGCCGCGATGCTGGCCTGCGCCTCGATCATATGCTGCGGCTTGCGTGGATCGAACGGTGCGCCTTGGCGGTCAAGCTGCTTGGTCAGCCGGACGAGCGCGTTGAGCGACCGCGCCGAAACCCGGCGCTGGCCGGACTCGAACTTGGGCAGGTTGGTCCGTGAGGGCATCAGCTGGAGCCCTGCGTGAACTTGAAGAGCGGCGTGAAGTCCGCGCTCTCGTAGAGCACCGGATCGGTATCGGCCCACGGGTGCGTGGCATCCGCGCCGTGGTAGACCTGATTCCACTTCGGCATCCGGTACTTGAAGACGAGTGTAAGTTCATACGGCTGCTGGCCTTCCGACGTATACATCCGCCGCGCGGTGCCGCCCATGAAGAGCAGGTAGCCGGGCGCGATCTGTTGCCGGTTCTTCGCGGTCGGGGGCCACGCGCCGGAATTGACCTTGCCGAGACAGTCCTGAATCGCTGTCTTGGGAAGCTCGATCACGTTCTTTTTCGTGTAGATGTAGTCCACGGTCGGGACGAGGACGTGCATCTGCTGCTGGACCGCCTTGCCGGCCTGCGGGTTCGCCGCGCCCTGCTGCGCCCGCCGATTCCAGAAGTATGCGCCCCACTTCAGATTGCCTTCCGGTGCCAGCATGAACTCGCCCGCGAAGTCCATCTCCTCGGTCGAGAGCACCTTCTCCTGCTCGTCCTTCTCCTTGTTGTAGGCGGCGGGCATGTACTTGACCGTGACGATCGCGGAGGTGAAGCTGATCTCGCCGGATGCGTTCTCGATCCGGCCTTCGCCTTCGATCGAGTATTCCTGCGCCTCGAGGATACCATAGCCGGGGAATCGTTGGGCTCCACCGAGTCGTCTCAGCTCACCTCGAACCCAGTCCACTTCGCCGAAGACGGCACTGAGGAAGTTGAACCGATCAGACCATGCGACCCGGAACCGCCGGATGCCGACAGCCGTGCCGCCCGCGATCTCGAACCGCATCGAGTCATCGAGTTCGTTGTAGGCGACACCCCGCATGGTGCCGGCTGAATAGGTGGGCGTGGCAGGGCTCATGTGATCTCCAGTCCTACGCCTTGCTGCTTGGCCCTTCGGATCAGCTCCTTCAGCGCCTTGAGCTGATCCTGATTGACGACCAGCAGCTTGCGCTGTCGTTCTTCCTGCCGGCGGGCAAAGATGTTCTGCTGGATCGTCTTGGCGAGCTCGGCGATCCCGGTGAATCCAGCGGGTCGGCCCTTGATCTCGCCGCCGATGAAGCCCGGTTCTGGCCGTGGGCGTTCGCGCCGGAACAGCGGACGCCGGCGCTTGCCGGCCATTCGCTCTTCGAGCGTTTCGCCGGGCCGCAGGAACTCGCCCCTGCGGGCCAGCATAGCCGCCGGACCTTCAGCCGCGAGTGCGGCCCCGGTGCCTGCGGGATTCCGCGCCATCGCTGCGTTCATTCGCTCCTTCGCCGACGTGAGGCTGTTGATCTTGTCCTCAAGCTGGTCGAAGGCGCGATATGCCATGTAGGCCGCACCGCCTGCCGCCGTGATCGCGAGTGCCGCAGTCGCGAGTCCGGCCAGTCCCTTGATCGCGACTTCTTTAAGCGTAACGAATGCAGCCATCGCGGCAGTGATCACCTTGAGCGTGATGAGGAACGTGCCGAATGCCGCGACCGCCTTTCCGATCCCGACGATCAAGTCCCGATTCGCCTTGATCCATGTGATCATCTTGGGGATCAGTTCACGGACGAAGGTAACGGCGCTCTTGACGTAGGGCAGGAAGTGAGCGCCGAGAGCCTGCGCGGCATCGCCCAGCTCGTTCTTCAACTGCTTCATCGCGCCGGCGAACGTATTGGTTTCTGCCTGTGCCTGCTTGTATCCCGCTGCCGCCGCTTGCGTGAATGCCGCCATCTTGGCTTGTTCATTGGCGGCAGTACGGAGCGCAGGGATGTAGCGGTTGAGCAGCGTGAACTCACCCTTGCGGGCGAGGGCCACGCCACGCATCGCCATCTTCAGATCGAGCCCGTATGCTTTCGCGAGCCCGATCGCCTGCTTGGTCGCTTCCTCGACGCTCTCAGTGGCGATCCCCATGTTGACCGCCAGCGCCATCGCGCCCATGATCGCCTCGTCGCCCATCGTGGTCTCGTTCTGGATCGCCGAGGCGAGTTCCTTGAAGCGCCCGATCAGCTTCCTGCCGGATTCTCCCACGGCATCGAATGCCGCTTCCAGCCCGTATTCCGCCTCTTCCTGCTGCGCGGTCAGGTACATCATCCCTGCGGCGGCGGCACCGAGCGCGGCGAATGCCTTGAGCCCGACGGTCGCCATGCGGTTGAGGCTTTGCGAGGTCGCGGCAATCTGCTGCTTCGCGCTGGCGAGTCCGCGCTTGAAGCCGCGATCCTTCAGGGTGAGTTCACTGTAGAGTTCGCCGAGCTTCATCGCTTCTTCCTCTTGCGCCTTTCCCTGCGCTCAGCCCGTTCCCGCCGGCGTTCCGCCCGTTCATTGCGGGCTGCATTCGCCGCGAAGATCGCTTCCCATTTGTAGCATTCCGGCGTCTTGGCTGCTGGCTGATGCTCATCGGTGCGCGTGTAGTAGTAGAGCTGCGCGATGCTCATCGCGGCGATTTCCTTCGGCGTGAACCCGTATTCCCTCGTCAGGCTACGGAAGATTGCGGGCCAGCTGGGGGGAGGGGCATCGCCGTCCCCTCCCCCGCTGACGAGTTTTTTCGCGCTTCCTCGTCCAGTCCGATCAGCGACTCGCACCACTTGCGAATCTGCAACAGCCCCCGGATCGACAGTATCTCGTCGATCTCCTTCTCCTGAATGTCGGGATGTTCCGCCGACAGCATCAGCTTGAACAGCAGCGGAATCGCCTCATCGCTTGACATCATGTTGGCGATGTAGGTATCCGAGTTGCTGTTGGCGATCGCCTCGGTGAGCATCTGCGTCTCGGCTTTCTCGCGCAGGCGCTTATCCTTGATCGCCGTCAGCTTCTCTTGCAGGTCGATGAACGGCTGCTGCTTCGCCCACTTCTTCATCCGCGAGAACTGATCCAGCGACAGCGGGCTGAGTCGGTAACTCTTCCCATTGCACTGAATCTCAAGCGGCGTGGCGCACATTGCCGCCAGCTTGTCGGCATCTTCCGACATCGGTTCGCCCCCTCTCTATTCCCCCCTCTAGGTGCTGCTGCTGCTGCTGGACGAGCTGCTGAACAGCGATGCGCTCGGCCAGCTCGGCTCGGCATCGTACTCGGCGGTGAACGTGAACTTGACCGCGTCGTTGTTGACGCTCACGATCTCGAAGGTCTTGACCTCGACCGTGCCGCCGATGTACTTCTCCGAGGACACGTAGATGTTCAGTGTCGCTACGGTGCCTCGTTTGATGCCCGGCGCGCTGTCGGTCGGCTGCTGCGCGTACTTCCACAGCCCGGTGGCCGAGATCGTGTACTCGTCGTTCACGGTCATCGAACGCTTGATGCCCGCCGTTGAGCTGTCGGTGATGTCCGCGTCGTCGCCGCCGACCGAGATCGTCCACTCCTGAAGGTCGATGTCCGTCCCCGCGAAGTTGCCCTTGTTGTTATGCCCGGCGGCAATCGTCTCTCTGATTCTCGGCATGGTTTCGCCCTCTGTGCCCCCCTGTGACGCTAACTGCTGCTACTGCTGGAGCTGGAGCTGCGGGTCGCCATCGAGCTGGACGAACTGCTCGACGAGCTACTGCTGCTCGATTTCACCAGCGCGGCAGTCGAACTGCTGCTGCTTGACGAACTCGTTGAGGAGCTGGAGCCGCTGCTTGTCGTACTGCTCGACGAGCTGCTTGATGCCGTGCTGCTCGATGTGCTTGACGACGAGCTGCTCGAACTGCTGACGTCCGGCTCCTCCCCGATGATGAGCACCTTGAACCGCGCCCGATCCGAGGCGTGGTCGTTGGTGATGGTGATGACATCCGATGCGCCGCCGGCTACCGCGTATCCCGCCGCGTCCGGCCTGAAGAACATGCACATGCCGCCCGGCCCGACCTTGGCGTCAAGGCTGTGCGTGGTGCAGAAGTTGCCGCTGAGCGAGACCGTCACGCCGGCGGTCGCGGTCTCCATGATGATCTTGACGAGGCGCACCAACGCGAAGTTGAGCGTGTCGCCGAAGACGGTGTTGTCCGCGCCCCCGAACAGATCGATCGAGACGTTGCCACCGCCCACCAGCTCGAAGCTGCGAACGTAGATATGGTTCCCGCGATCCGCCCCGCGCCCGTCGGTCAGCTGATCCTCGAAGATGTAGTCCGAGGCCACGTAGGGATCGGCCACGTCAGACGGGTCGCCCATGTCCTTGAACGCCTTGAAGGACACGCGGGTGTCGATCTCGCAATGGCTCAGATGCATGGTCATGCGTCAGTCTCCTACGGCCCCGAACTGCTGCTGCTGCTGGCCGATGAACTGCTGTGGCTCGACGTGCTGCTCGAACTCGAACTGCTGCTCGATCCCGAACTGGCGGTGCTGCTGCTGGATGAACTGGAACTTGAAGCACTGGAAGAGCTTACGGATGACGAGCTGGAGGAGCTGCTGCTGCTCGGGGATTGCGAGCTGCTGGAGGTCGAGGAGCTTGAGCTGCTGCTGCTCGGCTCGTCGCCCTTGACATAGTACATCGAGAAGGTCTGCGTCCCGTGCCAGATGACATTGCCCTCGTCGTCGCGATCCGGCTCGGCGTCGAGGTCTTCATCCAGCGGATTGATGAAGACCACTTGGCCGGAGGGGATCGCGTCGGGTTCCCAGCGGCAGAAGAGATCGTGAATCCGGCGCATCCGGGTGGCGAGTTCAGTCGCGTCGAGCCCGATCGACTCCACAAGGATATCGACATCCCAGTGCGTCCACGTCCGGTTCGTGGTGCTGAGATCGCGCAGCGTGGCATCGACCTTGAAGGTGTGGTATGGCATGGGCGTCTCGCGCGGTGCGGGTTTCGCGTGAACCCGCGCTGCCGTGAACAGGCGGGCCAGCCCGCCATAGACCGCTTCGCGCACGTACTTCACGTCAGCTTCCCCGTCAGCAGTTTCTTGACCTTGCGCCGGCAAGCCTTGTTCGTCAGGCTCATCCACGGGCGCGGTTCCATCGAGACCTCGACTTCCTTGCCGAAGACTTCGCCCGTTTCCTTGTTCGCTAGCACCTTGGCCCGCCGGGCAACGATCTTGTGCGGCTTCGTCCCGAGTTCAAGGAATTTCCCGTACTTCAGGTTCGTGCCCCATCGCCCGCCCAGCTTGTTCGGGTAGAGATAGTAGTCGATCGATTTCCTGAAGTCGCCCATGCGCTTCGCCGGGTAGCCGCCGGGGCTGCTGGGCGGAAGCTGGCTCACCTTCTCGCGCGCGTGGCTCACCAGCGTCATGCCGGCGGCGTCGAGCCGGCGGCGGCTATCGGCCATGATGTGCCGCTCGGCATCCTTGGCTTTCCAGTCGAGGCGCGTCTTCACATGCATCACAGAATCTCCTGCGCCTCAAGCTGGACGAGTTCGCCGTGTTCGTGCGCGTCGATCGGGCCGGCAGTGATGACGAAGGTCCGCGAGCCGTAGCTGATCCGGTCGCCCTCCACTGCCGAGACCGATTGCGCGAAGAAGACGTTGTGTGTCGAGCGGATATCGCGCCGGACGTAGGCGGCATACGGCCCGCTGCGGATCGGCTGGATGCTGGCGTAGGCCCTCAAGACCGTGGTCGGGTTGTCCCAGTTCGCCAGCGTCGAGCCGTCGCGCTGCTTGGTCGTGCTGGGCCGCTGCACCGTCACCCGCTGCCCTTCGTCGCGTATCCAGCCCCAGAAGTCCGAGATCGGGGCTTCTGATTCGCCCGATTCCGAGCTGCTGCTGCTGGTCGATGAGGACGAGCTGCTGCTCGATCGTGTGGCGCGGGAACTGGAGGATGATGACGAGCTGCTGGATGAACCCGATGACGAGGACAGGCCGGCAGAACTGCTGGAACTGCTACTGCTCGCGCTCGATGAGGAAGCACTGGATGAACTGGACGATGAGCTGCTACTCTCCGAGCTGCTGCTCTCCGAGCTGCTGGACGACGAGCTGCTCAGCGAGGAGCTGCTCGCGGATGAACTGCTGAACGAAGAGGACGAACTACTGCTGGAGCTTGTACTGCTCGATGAAGAACTCGATAATGCCGTACTGGACGAACTGGATGACGAGCTGCTGCTGCTCGACGTGCCCCCGGTGAGTTCAAGGTTTTCCACCGAATAGGTGATGTCGGGCGTACCGGCAAGCTCACGGGACTGACAAGCGTGGACTACGCTATAGGATGTGTTCGGGCAGGTGAGACTAAGCGTGTCTTCCAGCGTTGACCGCGCGGCGTCGGTGTAGATGTAGAGCGTGAGTGTCGTGCCGCTGCGAGTGATCTCGATCCAACGAGTTATGGGCAATCCCGCGACGCTCATCGAGTCGAAGTCATCGTCGGTGGCATCGTACAGATAAACGCTCAGCGCCCCGCCACTCTCTCGATAGAGGAACGCGAGGATACCCGTATTGTCGCCGATCATGTCATTGATGGTTTTCGATGATGTATCAAGCGCCCAGATGCTGCCTTGGGCGGTATCGGCAGATGTCGCGGTCCAAGTGAATTTCAATTCGTGGAAGAAGTTTCCGATCGTGAAGCCGGCCTTGGCAACGTGGGAGACGACTCCACGCTGCATCGTGCTGACATCTACCTTGTTGGCAGTTACGGTGATATCATTGCCACCATCCGTCTCCGTATAGGTAGTGAAGTCTTCAAAGGCCACGGCATCAGTCTCGGTCGAACGTTATGCTGCTCGCGTCGATGTCCTTGTGAACCGCACGAATCTTGAATGGCTTTGCTTTCGCGGCTTCCTTGATCGCTTGCAGTTTCTTCGCGCCCTCGCTTTCCAGACCACCAACCCCGGCACCGCAGGCTTTGCGGGCGGCGTATCCATGCTGACCGACGATCGCCAACCGCGCTCGGATCAGTTCGCGTTCCGCCCAATCTCTGGATGCATTGTGATCCGCGATCAGTTGATTCTTTAACTGTTCGCAGAACGTGGCGAGATCGGTGTCGGTTTTCACCGCGCTCGGCAGATCGGTTGTCCAGTTCATCCCATCACCTACCCTATGAATCCTCTCGACCACTGCCGACCCAGCGATTGGAATAGCGAACTCGATGAATTGGATGAGCTCGATGAGCTTGAGGAGCTGACCGAACTGCTGGACGGCGAGCTTGACGACTCCGAGGAACTCGAAGAACTGGGTCGCAGGTGAGCGCGGCCCACGACACCTTGGTGGCCGTGACGGTGATCCGGGTATTCGGATCGACCTCGGTATAGGTGGTGAAGTTCTCCAGCCCCATGCCTCTCTCCGGTTCAGTCCAGCTTCCTGCCGGGCGGCTTCTCCCGAATCTTGACCGCGACGACCAGCACGATCAGGAAGACTAGGATCAGAAGGCCGAGCGTCCTACGGCCCCCCGCCCTGCACGAATCCCATCACGATCTTGATGACGATGAGGATGATCGCGATGATGACCGCGCCGATGATCTTCCACAGCCAGTTGAGCCGGTGCGTGTTGCTCTTGCTGCGTTCGTCCACGCGTGTCGTGCTCCGCACCAGCTCGGTGATCTGCTCGCCGACGGTCTCCTCGAACCGCCGCTGGCTGTTGATGAACCGATCGACCTGTGTCGCCAGCGCCGAGGTGATGTGGTTCCGGCGCGTCTCGCACTGGTCTTGGTTGACGTGGCTGTTATCCGGCATCCTTCTTCACCAGCAGGCTGGCGAGATTCGGCGCGCTGCCCGATCGCAGGCCCGGTATCCCCAGCAACCGTCCGGCCACCACGCCGCCGATGGACAGCAGGATGTAGCCGATCTTGTGATACCACTTGCCCTCGGCATCGCGGACTGCCTTCATCTCGGCGAGCAGCGGCTTGATCTGAGCCACCGCTTCCTTGGTGGTCAGCTTGCCCTCGGCGTGTTCTGCCGCGATCGTGTTGACCCGCTGCGTCAGGCTGTCCAGCTTGGTGGCGGTCTCCGGGGAGACGCAGCCGGCGACGACGAAACACAGTGCTGTCAGCAGTCCCGCGACAAGTGCGATCCTCATCTCGTCCTCCTCATCCCTCCCAGTACATGAACCGTTCCAGCAGCGAGTTCAGGTTCTCGCGCCAGACCTTGACCTGCGCCTCGTTGATCCGCGTCTTCGATCCCGTGCCGATCCTCTGCGATCCCAGCCCCGCGTTCATGTTCAGCGAGGTCGAGGCATACAGGATCATCGCCTGTAAGATCACGGCCTCTTGGAAGTCATCGTCGGCGTTCTGGTTCGTCCAGCCTGCCGTGTAGGTGGCCTTGATGTTGCGCGGGTAGGTGATCGGGAACGTGGCGTAGATGGACGTGTTATCGGGGCCGAAGCTCACCTTGCCGGTATCGGTATCGAGCACCACATCGGCATCGGAGCCGGACACGTCGATGGTGTCCTCGTCGCCGTTGGCATCGATGACCGCCAGCGCGTCGAGCGAGACGACAGGGGAGTGGCGCAGGTAGAAGTAGGGCTTGTTCCGCCCGTCATAGTACTCGACGCGCGAAGCCCGGCTGAACAGGCGGTCGCAGCGGTTCTCGATGCGCCTTTCGGCCATAGCGAGGAAATCGGTGACGATCTCCTCGCTTATGGCCGCAAAGACCTGTTTACGCCGGGCCCGCGCTGCCGACGTGTAGAGCAGCGTCGTGCTGGACATCTAAGCTGCCCCCCTTACGGGCCGGAACTGCTGCTGCTCGAAGCCGAACTCGAACTGTAGCTCGAACTGCTTTCGCTGCTGCTCGAACTACTGCTGCTGCTCCGGGTGGCCCGGCTGCTTGAAGAGCTGGACGAGCTGGAGCTGCTGGTGCTCGAACTGCTCGAAGAGCTGCTGCTTGACGTGCTCGAACTGGACGAGCTCGAACTGCTGGGCGAGCTCGAAGAGCCGGTGCTGACCGAGCTGCTGCTTGAACTGCTGCTGCTTGACGACGAACTGGAGATGTCAGCCGCCGGCGCGGTCGGGACTGCCCCGGCCTCGATGATCAGCAGCGTGGCGTCTGCCGAAGCGCCCTTGGCATACCACGCCTGCGTGTCGAGGTTGCCCAGCTCCTCGGACATCTCGTATGCGCTGCCGCCGATCTTCCCGGTAGCGAGGTAGTCCAGCGAGATGCCGATGTCCTTGCCCGAGCCGCTGCGGATTTCGATCAGCGCGTCCGCATCGCGGTTCTGCATCAGCAGGTAGCGCCTGCCGGGGTTGGCGTTGGCGACTAAGTCCCAGCTCCCGTTCGACACGCTCACGACGCGGAATGTCTTGTCGTAGGCGGGCTTCAGCACCTTCCGGGTGCTTCGTTCTGTTCCCACTCTCTGACCTCCCGAGGGGCGGGGGTGGGGGGCCTAGTTGCCCCCGCACCCCCCAAGTCCCTCAGTTATGCAGCTGACCTACTAGGTCGAGCTGCTGGAGCTGGAGCTGCTGCTGACGCCTGCGACATCGGCCAGAACGACGAATGCCTCGCCGCCCAGCACGCGCCCGCCGACGTAGGTGATCAGGCGGTAGGTCACAAGCCCGGTGTTGAAGGCGTAGTGGTCCGACCGCTCGATTCCCATCTCGTCGGTATCGACGCAGAAGCCGTAATGACGGCAGTTGCCGTAGATCACGTCTCCGCGCTGACCGACGTTGCGCGTATTCGCCTTGGTCCGCAGGTAGGGGCGGTTGAGCAGCAGGCCGCGCGGCCCGCGCTGCCCCGCCGGCCCCCAGCCGGTGAACTGATTGAAGAACACCGACCGTCCGTCGGAGTCGTCCAGCGAGACCATGTACTGCATCGCGCCGGAAGAGCCGCCACTGACGATGTAGGTGCCCTCGTCGGTGGCTCCCTCGTCCACGTCGAACTGCATCCGCCCGAGGTCGGTGTAGCTGACCTGCGCTGCGACCTGCCGCGCCCGCGTGACAACGCCGTGGCTGTTGATCGCGAGGTTGGTGTTGATCCCCAGCGGCAACCCGGCGTTGTTGAAGAGGGTGTCCGAGCCCTCGATGATGTCCTGCCCGTAGGCGAACAGCACCGCGTTCCTGAACATCCACGCCAGCTCGGCCTCGAAGGCGATGTCCGCGTTGCGGACCTCCTTGAGCGAAGCCTGCGAGAGTGCCGCCACACGACCCGTCGAGATCGTGATCTGGTTGAACTGCGGGTTGCTCTCGGTGATCGCCTGACCTTCGCCCTGACCACTGGCCCCGTTCCCGCGAGTGATCGCGACGCCGAATGGCGTGGTCGCGCTCTGCGTCAGCTCGGGGAAAATCGCCTGCCGGCCTACGGCCCGCTTGACGAAGCACATCGACGGGATGTCGTGGACGAGGTTGATCTCCCGCCGATAGAGCTGGGGCACGTAGTCGGTGTCAATCAGGGCTGCGCCACCGGACTGCGTACCGGCGGCGTCGGTGGACAGGACGTCATTGGCTGACGCCTTGCCTTCGAGCCCTGCCGCTGCCATCGCTTTCGCGAGGCGCGGGTTGGACATGATGACATCCAGCGCGGTCGGCTGCGGCAGGATGAACCGCCGCATCCAGCTCGGTGCCTGCACCGCGCCGGCGTCCTCCTTGGCCTCGACGCGCTTGAGCATGATCTCATCCACCAGCACGTCGCCGTGCTTGGATGCCATCTCCTGAAGCGCGGTCGCCCCGCTCTTGGGGTGGATGAGGTAGCGCATGGACGCCTCATCCTTCTTGGCCTGATACTGCATCCGGTTGTGGTCGGTATCGGGGATTTCGACCTTCGGATCGGCCAGAGTGCCGTCGGCCTTCTTGTCCTCGGTCTTGTCCTCCTTCTTCGGCTTCAGCTCGGCCAGCCGATCGGCCCGCTTCGCTGCGGTCTGAAGGCGCTCGACCTCCTTCTCCTTCGCCTCGAACTCGGCGGTTTTCTCGTTCAGCTCCTCGACCAAGACTTCCTTCTTGGCGTCGGTTTCCGCCTTGTCGATGCGTTCCTCGATCTCGGCGATGCGGGCGTTGAGCGCCTCCATCTCCGCGATCAGTTCTGCGATCTTGTCCATCTCTGTCCTCGGTGCCCCCCGAGTACTGCCCCCCTTGGGCGTGTCCTACCGCCTCGTCTTTAGGAGACTGAGGCGGCGTTTCAGCAGCGCACTCGTCCGACGAGGCGCGACCGGAACCTCGGTGCGCTTCGGTTCGGTGGGTGCGGATGCCTTCTGCTCCAGAGCCTCGACACGCTGACGAAGCTCGTCGATCTCGGACTCGCTCTTGGCCGACGCGGTCGTCTTCTCATTGGCCGGAACCAGCGTCAGCGTGACCTCGTAGAGCGCGACCTCCAGCAGTTCCTTGCCGATCAGGGTGCCGTCCTTGTCGCGATGGTCTGCCGACCGGATGGTCTTGAACCCGACCGACATGCCCCATGCGTTCGGCGCGGCTTTCAGCTTCTCCCGCGTGGCCTGCGCGTGATCGTCGCCGAACAGCTTGGCGCTGATCTTCAGGCCGCGCTTGGTCTCCTCGGCGGAATCGAGCACCCCGATCGCCTCGGACGTGTCGCCGCCGAAAGCGAAGTGCCGGGTCATCAAGACGACCTTGCCGGCGGATACGCGCTCCTTGATCGTTTTGGTGAACGCGCCGGGCCGGATCACGTCGCCCTGAAGGTCGGTGTTATTGAAGACCGCCGCGAAGCCGGTGATCTGACCATGCTCCGTGCCGTCGTCCTTCTTGCCCTCCAGAAACTCCAGCTCAGGCTCGGGGCAAGCCTTGGACAGCACCACGTCCTTGAGATCGTCGGGCATCTTCTTCTCCCCGGTGGCCGGCTCGAACAGGATCGGCTTGTGGTCATTATCCTTGAGCCACTTCTTCGCTTCCTTAACGGTGAACTTCTTGGCATCGAAGCGGATCGCCTGCAACTCGCTCTTGCGCGGCGGGCCTTTCTTGATCCCGAAGATCGCGTGAACCCCGCTGCCGAACTTGTTGTTCTGGCGGCGGAACTCGTCGTACTGGCCCGGTGTCTTGAGCCGCGCGGAATGCTCATTGGGGTAGGGCATCAGACATCCTCCGAAGTCTCGCCGACCGACACGTTGCGGCCAGTCTGGCGTTCACCGTATTCGGGGATATCCTCCCCGATCAGGACCGGAACCTGAGTGCAGCGGCAATTCGGGTGGAACGGCGGCGCGTTGCTGCCGTAGTCGCCGACTCCATTCAGCGCCTCGGTCATGGACTGATAACCGCGTTTGGGGACGCCAGTCGGCTCGCCGGCCTCGTCGTACACTTGGCATATCTCGCAGGCGTCCTTGCTGATCACGGTCTTCATGCCCTGCACGATCCCGGTGTTGGCGGCAGCGAGTATCTGCGAATCATGCTGCGCCCTCGACCATTCCGTCTTCGCGATCCGCAGGATGCGGTAGTCGGCGAGGTCTTTGAAGATTCGCCGGACTGCGCGCGTGATCTTCTCACGGGTCGTGATCGCGCCGGATGCGCCGGCAGCGCGGCCCGCCTTCTTGATCGCCTTCTCAAGCTCCCGGTTGGTGGTGCCGTTGATCTCCTCGGCCAGCTGGGTGAGCTGCTTCTCCATCTGGGCTGCGAGTTCGGGCCGGACTACGTTGAAGCCGCCGCCGATCTCGCCAGCCTTCATCTCCAGCGCGTCGATGCCGCCGGACTTGCCGGCGATGCCCTCGAGCGTGTCCTTGGCCGCGCGTTCCCAGATGCGCGTCATGGCGGGCCGGATCGCGCTCTTGAGCTGCTCGTCATGCTTGGGCGTCAGCATCGGGGTCTTGCCCCGCGCGGTCTCGCGCAGCATCGCGGTCTGCTGCTTGCGAACAGCCCGATCCAGCGCGCCATGCAGGGTCGCGGACTCGAAGTCGCCCACTGCGGAGACGCGATAGTCCACCTTGGCGAACATGCGGCCCTTGTAGTCCAGCAGTTCAGGCTTCTTGGCGGGCGGCGGCAGTGCCGGGCCGGGCTTGACCGCGTACTCGTTCGCCAGTGTCTCGTCTTCCTCGATCTCGACGCCGGCGATCTGCTGGGCCACCCGGCGCTTGACCACGCCGCTCTTGTACAGGATGCTGGCCCGCTGGGCTTCCTTGAGCTTGTCAGCCTGAAGCTCGGGGATGCCGCTGCGGTCGAAGCGGAAGCAGAACTTGCGCCGTTCACGCGACTGGTCACCGAAGATCGCGCGGGTGAAGCCGGCTTGCAAGAACGTCCACCAATCGGAGATGGTCTCCTTATAGAAACTCTGCCGGGCGGATGCATAGTTGGCATATGTGGAGCTGTCCAGTCCGGCCTTGGCGGCGATCAGGATCGGGGAGACGCGCAGCACCATGCAGATGCGGGTCTCGCTCATCGCGGCCAGCGCGGAGAAGTCGATATCGGTGAACTCCGCGCCCTTGACGAAGTCAACGCCCTTCGGCAACATCGGGATGCCGCTGCGCCGGCCACTGTCCTTGCCGTACTTGGCCTCGTAGGATTCAACGAACTGCTGGCGCTGCTTGTCCGTCGGGTTCATCTCCTTCGGCACGAAGAAGCCCGGCGGGATATTGCGGTTCTTGAGGATGTCGGCGGTCAGCGAGAGCCGGTCGCTTTCGAGGCTGTAGTGCTTCATCGCCGCGTTCAGCGGGGAGACGTAGCCGATGTACTTGGCCGGGTTCAGGATCATGTGCCAGCACATCTCTTCAGCCGGCACCTTGATCGGTTCCGGGGCCGTGGTCTTGATGCTGAACTCGGTGATCTCAGGGCCTTTGGACTTGTAGCCCACTCCTGCAGTCGGTATCGGCACGATGGTCTTGTGGCCGAAGCGCGGGTTCACATGACCGAGGTGCGTGAAGCTCGCGCCAGTCAGCGCCACGCGGCCCACCATGATCTTGAGCAGGTCGGCATAGCTATAGAGCCGGTTCTCGTAGAACAGGCTCAGCGCATCGTGATCGACCGCAGGCTCGAACTCGTCCTCGTCGTTGAAGCAGCCGACCTCAAGCGGGGCCTCGGGCACCGCGCCTTGCAGTTCCAAGACGCAGGCAAACACGATATCCGACTTGCTGTAGATCGCGGCCAGCTTGGCGTCGGTCTGCTCCTCGATCAGCAGGCCGGGGCCTGAGACGCCGATCGTCTGCCAGCCCACGTCGCCGGTCAGCGGCAGCGCCTTGGCCTCGGAGTACTGGCGGAAGCGCCTCTTCGCATCGGCGTAGTTGCGGAAGCGGACCAGCTCGCGCAGGCTGGGCCGGCTCATCAGGCGATCTCCCAGCTGGAAGAGGTTGCATCGAGGTATTGGCAGACGTATCGAAGCTCATCCATTGCGTGATCGTCCCGTTTCTGCGGCACGTCCTTGGACTGGCCGGCGGCGTTCTTGGCCCACTGGTAGGCGCTGAACTCCTGATGTTGGCAGACGCAGGATGGATCGAAGGTCAGGCGCGGCAGTTCGTCGCCATTGATGCGGAGATATTCGGCCACCGTCTTGATCCCGTCCGAGACGCGGTTATCGGCGGCGACAACTGCGAAGTCAGCCGCCTCGAATGCCGCCACCAGCTTGGCCGCAGACGGATCGATCACCACGGCCTCGATCTCCTCGCCATAGCCGATCTTCACGGCACGGCGCAACTTCTTCGCCCAGCCCAGCACGTCTTCCGGCAGCTGCTCCCGCTTGTAGTACTCGCGGATCGAATGCGCCCGTCCGTCGTTGTCGATCGCGTACAAGTGCGCGGAGAGTGGGTTGGTATAGCCGTCATCGATGCCGATCACGAACCGCTGCCAGTTCCGCCGGGTGCGCTTGCGATGCACCGCCTCGTCGTAGATCGCATAGACGAGCCCCTCGGCGGCAACCCACTTGCCCTCAAGCAACCGCGCCCTGCGATGCCCGGTCAGCTTGCCAAGGATGCGGTGGATGTAGCGTTCACCTTCGGGCAGCAGCTCCTTGGTCTGTTGGTCGAAGTAGAGCGGGTTATCGGTATGCCGCGAGATGATCCGGTGCATCTCCCTGCGCTCGGATCGCTGAAGCAGCCAGTGCATCGGCGCGGACGGGTTGCATTCCGCGATCGCCTGCTGGTACGGCATGACATTGTTGCGAAGTCGCGAGACCGCCGTCTCCCAGTCCTCCTCGCTGATCTCCTCGGCCTGATGGACAACGATGATGTCATATTCGCCGGATAGAATCTTGCCGGGCTTGTCCCAACCGGCGACAACGAGCTCCGAGCCGTTCGGGAAATGGTAGACGGATCGGCTGTTCCGGCGCACCTGCCCCAGCCATGCCCAGTCGGGCATTACCTTCTCTTCGAGCGTGACGAGCACGGTTTCGGTCATGTCGGCGCGAATCTTGCGGCTGATGAGTGCTCGCGCGCCGGGATACTTCCACAGCGCCAGCACGACCTTCTCCAGAACACCGCGCGTCTTGCCGGTTCCGGCGGGGCCGTCGAGCAGCACTTCCAGCTTACGGCAGCGCCAGAGCAAGTCCATCGCGCCGTGCGGCGTATACGTCTTGTGATCGACAGTCGCGCTAGACTTCATCGATCGGTGCCTCTCTGCCGTACCACTTCTGCGTCACTTCGCCGGAATGCTCGACCTGCTGCTTCTCGATGTAGCCGCGTTTCTTGCCGATGCACTTCAGGAAGAAGCAGATCGCCCACGGCTTGCCTTCTGCGACGGCTTGAAGCAGCTTGCCCTCGGCGAGATCGAGCTGCTCTTCCCGTGCGCGTTCTGCGGCCTTCGCTACCCGCTTGCTCGACTTGATGCGGTCGCGCACTGTCTCGTAGCGACAGCCGGCCACCTTGGCCGCGATGGTGACGAGCCCGCGCGCCTTGATCAGCGCGTCGATGATCACCTTGTCGGGGATCACCTTGCGGCCCTTCGACGGCTTCTTCTCAGCCATCGCGCACCGCCTTGTCGCCGGTGAAGTCCTCCCAGCGCTTGACGGCCACGTCGCAGTAGACCGGGTCGATCTCCATTGCGTAGCACTTCCGGCCCAGCTGTTGCGCCGCGATGATCGTGCTGCCGGAGCCACAGAAGGGCTCGTAGCCGAGCTCCCCTGGCCCGCTACTGTTCTGCAGGCAGCGCGTAATTAGCTCGACCGGCTTCATGGTGGGATGCTGCTCGCTGCGCTTTGGCCGGGGCACCTCCAGGACGGAGGTCTGGGTGCGGTCGCCGTGCCATGTGGCCCGCTTCCCCTTCCAGCCGTACAGGATAGGCTCGTGCCGGTAGTGGTAGTCGCTGTGGCCGAGGACCATCGAGTCCTTCACCCAGACCAGTGTCTCGTGCAGATGCCAGCCGGCGACCAGGAACTGGTTGCCGAAGACCACGGATAGCGCACCCGACGGGTGCGCTACGTACAACGCCGCACTCTCAGTCAAGGCGGCATCGGCCTCCTTGAACGCCTGGGCCAACATCACGGCCAAGTTGTCACCGTCGTCGTTCTGAATGGTCAGCGCGTCCTTCGTCCCCCCGACGTAACTGACGCCATATGGGGGGTCTGTCCACATCCAGCCGGCCTGCTCGCCGGCCATCAGCTTCCGCACGTGCTTCCCGCGCGTCGAATCCCCGCACATCAGCCGGTGGTCGCCCAGAAGCCACAGGTCCCCGGGCTTCGTGATCGGCTCCGGCGGTGGCTCCGGGACGGCATCGGGATCGGTATGGCCCTCGCCCAGCTCCGGCGGGATATCCTCCCGCAGAGTATGCAGGAACGCCTCGACGTCCATGCTGGGCGTCAGGTCGCTGATCAGCTCGTTCAGCTGCTCGGCGTTCTTCTCTGCCAGCGCGGTGATCGGATCGAGTGTCGTGAGCAGAAGATCGGCCTCTTCGTCGGTGACGTCGAGGATCAGGACGGGCCACTCGGTGGCCGGCGCGACATCACGCCGCAGGTGGCCGTCGATTAGCGTCACGCCGCCGCCGTTGCGTTTCGATCTGTAGCCGATCAGTGCGCCTGCGATACCGACTTCCGTCAGCAGCGCCGACAGGAAGTCGCGCTGCTCGTCGGGATGCCGTCGCCAGTTGCGCGGGTTCTCGCGCAGCTCGCTCGCTTTTATGCGTTCGAGGCCCTGAACCCGATCGCGTAGGGAGGACTGACCGATCTCCCCGCCGCCTATCGCCCCCGCATCTCGGCTTCAATCTACCACGACGTGCGCTTCTGCGTCAAGGCGAAATCGCCGGAATATTGTTGCTGGTGTGGGCTTCCGCTCAGCCAGCACTCAATGCTGGCCGCGATATATCAAGGCATGTGCTGTTCCCTCTGATTCCCGCATAGATTCGATCTGAGGGCTGATCTACGGTCTGCGGGCGGGTCTTGGCCACGGCAGCGCGATCATCCGCGATTCTGACTTCTTTGCCCCGCAATAAGAGCAAGTGTAGCGTTGTTCATCCCTCATCCCTCATCCTCCCCGCGCTGGGCTTCCGGTTCTACTAATGGTATCACCCGATATGCTTTGCCGTCATGTATCATCGCGCCCGCTTCGGCTACCTCGCGCTTCGTCCAAGTCTCACCCCACTTGATCCCCTGTATGCATCCCAAGGCGAAGGAGAGCAGCACCAAGACCACCAATGCAAAGCGAATCAAAAAACGCGCCACAATATCCACCATCCGCTTGTACTCTTCCGCGCTCACAGCACTCATTTCTCGCCCTCCTCGTTCTTGCGCTTCGGTCCCATGCACCCGCTCATTCGGTCCTCCCAGCCCCCAAGGGCTTCTTTCGCCAACCCAACCGCGTGCTCAAGAGCCCGCGCGGCGCGCTCCTGGTCCTCGTCGTTCTCCATGACCCACGCGCCCTCGGCCCTGGCAATCACGCGACGGAGCGCCGTTCTCATCGGCTCGAAGGCGGCCCGGGCCCACCCGACGCGCCACTGATCCTCGGTTATGCCATGCGGCTCGTCCTCGTAGGACACGCCGCGCTTGTAGTCGTCAAACCCGCGATTGAACTCCTCCACGGCGCGCTCCTCTGTCCCAGGAGCAGAGGAATAGCGGGTCTTGGCGGTAATGCGTCTGCCTTGCCACCCCTCACCCCTCCCCGCGCTGGGCTTTTGCGCCATGCGGCCTATGGTCCACGTCCCACTCGATACCCGCCTCGCGCAACCGCTGTCGTATTTCCAGCATGGTCTTCGTCCCCAGGTTTCGCCAGTTGAGCACTTCGCGGGCGGGGGTGTTGGCCAGTTGGCCGACGGTGACGATGCCCTGGCGCTGAAATATGGATCGCGCCCGCACGGACCAGTCAAGCGCCTCGATGGGCCTCGCGTCGTCGCAGCGCATGGCCTGCCACTCGCCGCAGACGTTACCTGCGTACAGGGGCTGTTTGCACCCGGTCGGCGGAAGCCGCCGACAGTGACCGTACATGCTCGCGTCTTCGGCCTCAATAATATCCCGTAAGGGCAGGTCCAGGTTCCTCTCGGCCTGGCGGTCGCTGATCCGCCAGTGCCAATGCGCGAAGTGCGCGCAGGTCCGGCAGGTGCGCCGGTCGTCGGTTTTCGGCATGTCTCGCCTCAGTTCGTTCAACACAGCCATCTCCCGGCACCGTTCCAGCGCCCTGATCCCCCGCGCCTCCAACTGCCGGATGCGCTCGCGCGTGATCTTGAACCGTGCTGCGCACTCGCCCAGCGTGTGACACTTCACCGCCGCGAGGTCGTCACCGTAGCGGTAGCGCAGTACCATTGCATCCCGCTCGCGCAGGCGCGGGAGGTATTCGGCGTAGGCGTGCAGATCTGCTGGCAGGTCAGTCATCGCTCCTCCTCAAACATTCGCGCCTGCCCCCGCTTCCGGTCCAATGTCTGTCTGGCGTGTCGTGCCCGCATCGGACCATCGGCTCGATTGTGGCACTGCTGGCAGAGCGCGATCAGATTCTCCATCGCGTTGTTCCTCGGGTCGCCGTCCTTGTGATGCACGGTCAGCACGATCTTGACCGGGCGACTTCCCTGCGGTCCATCATCGCAGCAGCCTTGGCATTCCTCGAAGCTGCCGTCGCGGGTACGAAAGCCCAGCGCGTGATTTGCGAGTCCGCACTGCTCGCACTTGTCGCCGGCCCGTTCCAACACCGCCGCCGCACAGAGCGGGTGTCGTCTACTCATTTCTCCATCCTCCCGTACTTGTATCCGATGCAGAACGCGATCCAGCCGACAACCCATGCCGTGATCGCCAATGCAATCAACACCGCCATCAGAACGGTACTCCTTCTCCCCCCGCTACCACATCGTCAGGATCAAGGTACTCGTCTACCTCATCATGCTGGAGACCGGATTCCCCCTCCGGCTTCCCATGCGGGGGGCAGCTTTCGCCACCTTGGCCCGGCAGGACCGCCCGTCCGCACTCATCCCCGGTGCTGCCACACCGCTCCAGCACAAGCTCTACGATCGCGCGCGACATCCGCCTATAGTCATCCCGCGTCCGCTGATCCGCGTCTTTAAACGCGGGCGCGAGCAGCTTGCCCTCGAACCGCGTCACGTACATCAGCTCCGCGCCTTCTTCTTCGAGGTTGCCGCGCTCGACGGGGTTCACTTCTGAGTATCTTCCTTTTCTGAAGTCGGATGCTCCCGTTCCTCTATCTCCCGCAAGAAGACGCTGGCTGCACATGCCGTGCAGTATTCAGTTACGCAGTCATCGGTTTGGGTGCAGTCATGACTGGGATCGCGGGCACATTCATGCCCAGCGCACATCTCCAGCATCGCCCGCCAGAGCCAGTAGGGGCGTCTCTCGTCAGTCTGGTCTATCCTGGCCACCAGCCCCGGAACGTAGTTGGCCTGCTGCATACA